ATTACCATATCCTGAGTCATAGAGCAGGCAATAGCTAGGGAGTCCACAAAGTCGTCGTGGGCATGTGCCTCATCAGGAGCCGAAACCATAAAGTTTGGGCCCTTATATTGAACTTCTGCGTCCGTCATCTGCTGATAAAACTTTTTCCAAAGACGAAGCCTTCTTGTTTTAGCGTGGGCTGGCCAAGAGACCATTTGACGTTGAATCAGGGCTTGAAGGTGTTTCCAACGCTTTGATTGCTCTGTGGGACTAGATGTGATGGGTACAACCTCAGCTCTAGGCATTAAGATCTTTAAACGCCCAGCTACAGCATCCCCAACACCGTTGGAGTCCACCCCTATTGCCAGCACATCGTAGTTGCCAAGGAAGTTAACAATCTGGAAGTATTGTTCCTCCCAATCGTCTCCTTGGATCTCTAGCCAATTAAGAATACGGTGGTCATAATAACCAAATTCATCAGGCCGATCCCAATCGACCCAGACAACAGTAACAACTGTAGAGTCCATCTTTCTTGCGGGGTCAATTCCGACCACAACCGGTGAGCGATGCCAGCTCTTAACCAACTCTTGGGACGTATCCCCCAAGTCGTCCATGATGGACGATGTAACGAACATCCCTCTTTCCAACAACCATTTACAGTTATATGAGAGCTGGAACTCATCGGAGTCTTCTCCGATTCTGAGCATTTCTTTTTTAATAAACTTTTCATAGTTTGCGTTTACCTTTGCTACGTCTTTCCAATCCCATTGGAAATGGTTTTGTTTGGCTGAGCGCCCGGTTTGACGTCGTTTGTTTAATTGTATAGCCCTATAGAAGTTGTTCTTCATAGTGCTAGGTGTTCCTGTTTTTACGATAGTAGCGTTGTAGTAAGCACCCATAGGAGCAATAGACTTAGAGACCACGAAGTCATCGGCTTCTTGACACTCGTCAATGATAATTAAATGGAAAGACTTAGACTCAATCTTTGCACGTGGGTTAGCGGTCATCATCATAAGCGTACTTCCACTGCGCTTAAGCTTTATGTTTCTGATTACCCCAGGACTCTTGGTAGCCATATCATCGATTTCCGGATCTCCCAAAACCTCTAAGGCACGCTCACTTGTGAGGCGAGAAACAGTTCTTCCATACAAAGTTTCTACCTGTGATTGAATTGGGGCAAACATGCCTACCCAAATTCCATCTCCAAACTTACCCAATAAATCGGGGTACATTTTTGCAAGGCGTGGGAGGATAACCATGAGGGTTGCCACAGTATTAGCAATAGTTTCTGATTTACCAGACTGACGTGAAGCTAAAGCAGTTACTTCTTCACCATCGTTAATAATTACAGATTCAATTATTCTCCTGGCAAGCGGTGCTTGATATGAGTGAAGCTTGTAACCAACAAGCATTTCCTGAAATTGCATGATTTTTTCTACTAAAGCTTTTACAAATTCCTTGGAAAGCTCGTCTAACTCATCAGGCTCTTCTTCAGGTAGATCATCATCTTCTTCGTCTAAAAGTAAATCTTCTGGATCTATCTCTTCAAATTGATCGTTGTAGTCATCAAAGTCGCTCATTAGTTGATCTTTTCTTTAAAGTCTCTAGGATTACGTGCAGAGCTTCTGCTCCAATACGGGCCTCTTCAAGAGTGTATGGATCCTGACTTTTTTGCCATGAAGAAAGGTTTCTGCCGATAGTGTATAGAGCGTTTTCAGTCCAAGGGAGTAGTTCTGATGTAGGAAGTGATTCTACTCGTTTTTCAATCTTAGTTTTTTCACGTTCAGGATTAGTTTTCTTTTTAAACATCGTTCCCCTCATTTGCTCCGAATCGTATGTATTCCCAGTCTGTTTCTTCCTCAGGAAGTGCTCTTCCCCTAATCGCATTTGTTAATGCTTGACTTTCTTCAAACTGAGAGTTCCACTTACCAATTACTAAAGCTAGTCTAGTAAATGGAAGTCTGATGGATAATCCTACTCCACCTCTAAAAGGTTCGTCTATTTCTTGTGTTTCTGCTCGCTCCCAAAGATCTTTAGGCTTTACTGGATAAACCAGCGGATGCCAATAAAATGGTCCAAAGTCTCTTGGATTTGCCACGATTAGTCCTCACAGTTATGGTCATTTACTTCTGGTTCTCGTAATACTGATTCGCATACTTTACATCTAAACCAGCGCATTGGGGCAAAGTTATTTTGTGCTGTTCCACCTACGGGTACTTCTGCTCCCCCATCAGGTTGTGGTAAATAATCTGTAACTACTGGGGAGGACTCAAATAATTCTGGTGGGAAAGGTCCTTTAGGCTGATGCGCTGTTTCCGGTACGGGGTGCCCTTGCCTCGTAACGATGCGCTCAATTCTCACTACTCTGCCTTTGTAGGTTCAACCTTTTTTGTAGAGGCTTTTGTTTCTGTCTTTTCTACAACAGGTTCTTCTACAACTGGTGCAGGCTCTTCTACGATTGGTGTTGGTTCTACGATTACTGGTGCGGACTCTACAACTGCAGGGGTAGGCTCAATAACTGCTTGTTCCTGTGGTTTTGGAGCATTCCATGGTGCTGACCACTGTGGCATGTGATATTCCTCTCAAATTAAGAAACTTTATTCTACACGTAGTTCTTGGTTGCTGACCCCCTGTAGTTACTGCTAGGGTTACGTTGTGCCCAGAGAGATCTGGGCATCAGCACCTCCGTAACAAAAGGGTTGCAGACCGAACTTGGCAGAAAGAGGCCAAGTTGCTTAGTATAGGTGACAGATATACGAAGTTAGGGCTGGCCCTCTAGCCTAGGAGACCGAGTGCAAAGTTATGAAAAACCGCATGTAGCAATGCTTGTCCTATACGGACTACTACTTATAGGGGTACCAACCGCTATGGCCGCTGATAAACCATCAGTAGCAGTAGATGGAGCAACGGTTACCACTACCATAAAAGACCCGCTAGATAAGTACCGCGGAGCCACAGAGCTCACTGATACGGAACTAGTCGAGCTACTATCTTTAGTAGGTTTTGAGGGTAAGTCCCTTAAAACTGCTTGGGCAGTAGTAATGCGGGAATCCAGGGGAAACCCAACATCCCGGAACAATACAGCTTCCACTGGGGATAACTCTTACGGGCTCTTCCAGATCAACATGATTGGTGATCTTGGAGCAATCCGTAGGGAAAAATTTAATATCGAAAAGAATAGTGATCTATTTGATCCAGTAACCAATGCTAAAGCGGCCTTCTATATGACGGCTCGTGGAACGGATTGGGGTTCTTGGGGATTAGGTCCTAACGCTTACGATGGTTCTCCAGAAGAATCTAGCGTTACAAAATGGTTGGATAAATTTCCATCATAATAAGAAAGGCCCGGGAAACCGGGCCTTTTTTATTTACTTCTTACCTGCTCTGCGCTTATTCTCTTTAGCGGTGTTCTTACCGTGCTTTAGTGGGCGAAGATTGCTAGCAGAATCATTATCGTGATTATTATCTTTGTGGTCTACATCTGTGCCCTTAGATAGCTTGCCGTGCTTTTTCTCATACTTAGCACGAGCAGCATTCTTAGAGGTAGTGTGCCACTTACCGGACTTATCCTTGTAGTGCTCAACAATAATCTTACGACCGCCGTTTTGAGCTGAGCCTTTGTATTCTTTACCGCCAGCTACTTCTTTCTTCTTAGTCAAATTGACCACCACCCTTGTAATGTGGCTTTGCCCGAAGCAATCCACTCCCTATGCTGTTCGTGTACAAAATTCCAGTTTATTTCGTGAGTATCTTTTCCACATTTTGGGCAAATAGGTTCGCCCATACTTTTGTAGACATGCTCACACATTAGCAATCCCAAGCTCTACGTGCCTTATTCAAGCGGCTATTTGGATCTTTAGCTGCTTTAGGAAACTTTTTTGCTTGTCCTGCAGATCTAGCACAGTATGACTTGCGGCGTGCAGCGGACTTTTCAGACTTTGCAGCTTCTTCCTTTTTTACAGGCGGCTTTAATGTTCCACCAGTTTCACGCTTGTATGATGCTCGACCCTTAGCATTTAATCCGCCCTTTGGGTTCTGACCTTCTTTGCGTTGCCACGCAGCTGTTTTAGCCATTTTCTTTTCCTTTACACGCACATGATTCGTTTAGTTTACCGCAGGGTCCACAAGTAAATCGTTCATGCGACTCAACTGATCCTAGATCCTGTAGTCGGTTCTCGTATGTATGTACTTGCTTATAGCTGGCAAAAGGAACACCGTAACTTTGAGAAGCTTCTACGACCTTAGGTTCATTCCAAGGACGTGCAGCTTTAGAGGTGCGATCAGATACGGACATGCGGGTAACTCCCCCACGACCATCCCTAGATCCGTAATGCAGTTCTTTTTTACGTCCCATTAGTTAGAAGACTCTCCGCTAGCTCCACGTCCAGGCTTGGTATAGCCCTTAAACTCTGGATTTTGTGGTTGCTTATATGGAAGTCCGGTCAAATATTCAGCAGCCTCACGTGCATGCGTACGTAGAGACTTGTACTTGTCGAACTTTTCTGGTTCAGGAGAGAAACTAGCTGTTCTTGCCATTTCTAGTCTTTCTTCTTAGGACCGGCTTTTAATCTATCTGTGACTGTACTTTCACTCTCTGTTTCAAAGTCTTTGTTATTTGGTTGACGACCAAACTTAGCCTTAGCAGCTCCTTGGAGTACCTTAGATTGTTCAGAGATAGGCTGTACAGAGCCTGCCATGTAAAATGCATTGCTTCTTCCAGGGGTTACGTCATAATCTGGGAATAAGCTAAGTTGCTCTGGTGCAGCTGGTTTTGGAGCAGCCTTTGCAGCCCGTGTGTCTTTCTTTGCCTGTCGTTTTCCTCCAGGACGAACAACTAGTTCACGACTTGCACTAGGTTTTTGGTGAGCGAGTGCACGAGCATTGCTTAAAGCACGCAACTCTTCGGCACCAGTCATACCAGTAGTATCCATAGTAAATTGCTGGCTCTTTGGAGTTTCTGGCCTCCAGTCTCGATCTGTAGGTATGATCTCTGCTTTTGTCACAGCAGGCTTAACCTGAACAGTTCGTACCTCTTCTACAGCTTCTTTTACCTGTTTTTTCTCATAGTCTAAGAAACCTGTGCGACGTGGAGTCATAAGGCTCTTTGCTTTTTTGTCTACAGCAGCAGTAGTAACTACCTTTGTATTCTTATCACTAAGAACACTTCCAAAGGCCTTATCTTTTTGATCTTGTGTAGGTTCTTGAGGTTCATTGCCCAAATAAGCTTCACCACGAGTTTTATTCAATACACGTAGTTTTTCTGCTCTACTTAATGGTCCGGACTTTCTTTCATAAACTGCGGGGGTTACTACAGTACTTACACTCTTTGGAACACCAGTTCCAGGAAGAACCATCTGAACTGGTTTTTTCTTTGGCGGCGTAGTAGCTGCGGGTGTTACTGGAGTTGGTTGAGCATCCAAAGGTGCTGGGCCAACAAGTACTTTACCGCTTCGTGCCTTAGGTGGATTTGGTTTTGTACCTACAGCCTTACCTGGCTTTACCTTATCTACCAATAGTGGTTTTGTAGTCTCTGTTGTATTTGGAGAGAGACGATAAATCATATTTGCGCCAGGAGATTTAGTTCTAGCGGCTTTTGGACGTGAAGTTACCTTAGGTAGGGTTCCCTTAGCAGTCTTTTGAACACCAATTTGTTTTTTATCCTTAGGGATACTAGAGTTCATCTGCTCAAGAATATCTGTGGTGTGGGCAGCACTATCTTTGCGAGAAGTTACGGACATTCCGTGCTCGCTCAACATTTCTGCTCTCATGTGATCTACAAGATCAATTCCTTTTGGGGCACCATATTTACGATAGACAGTTGTTCCACCGCGTACCTTTACAGCATCCCAACCTTCGTGTGAACGCTTTACTATCGCTGCACCAGAAGCATCTCTAGATACTCGTGCAACCTTACCCTTAGTACGAGTAAATGCCATAGGCATATCTGGGTGGTTTGCAGATACTGGGATTACTTCTCCAGTACTTGGGTGCTCCCACATAGCTCCTTCTTTTGGAGTATGCGTAATAGTTCTCTTTGAGTCTTCATGCTCTTGGGCAATTTTATGAAGACCATGTACAAGTGTAGATAGTCTTTGTCCAGAAGCAGAAGCTGCGTTGGTATAAATACTTTGATCTGAAATCTTAAAGGTATTCATTACCTTAGCAAAACGGTGGTGATGACCACCAAACACGGTTAGATGTGTTGCCTTAGGATCATTTGGCTGTACGTCGTTTACTACCTTACCTGTACGAGCGGCAGTTTCTCTATCAGCTTCATGTAGCTTTAATGCTAAGTCTAGGTGGCCTTTTTCCTCTCCAGGAAGTCCCATGCCAGACTTTAAACGATCAATAAGATTAATTGCTACATCTGGCTTATCTGTTACATTTACTGAAGCTGGTGTAGCTCCACCTTCTGGGCGACTTGGAAGTTTTCCGAAATCAAGAACAGTAGTTTTTTCAGGACGAGCAGTGCCTACATTACGAGCAGCTGCACGAGCATCTTGTCCGGGAGTAATTTCTTCAATAGTAGGTCTTGGACGTAGTTCTCGCTCCCCTTCAAGATTAGGGGTGGATTCTGCTAATGCTTGATCTTTAGTTATAGGCCCTAGTTTAACTGGACTGGTACCTACTCCTCTAGATTCGTTCCCTTTTTCAACTTGTGCAGGGGTCATATCTTTTGCTTGCTGTACAATTTTTTCATCGGATGCAGCACCTATTTCTGCTAATCCTTTTTTAACAGTTTCGTTTGATGGAAGACCACGAGTATCTTTAGTCATTATGCACCAGCCTTAGGTGTACGTGGCTTGCGTGTCTTAGCAGGAGTTACTGCAGCTGGTTCTGCTGCTGGAGCTTCAGATGCGCCTGCAGCTGCTGTTCCACCAGAAGGTTGACCACCAGATGTTTTCTTAGCACGAGGTTTGCGAGGTGCTTTACCAGCACCACCAGCAGGTGGATTTCCACCGCCACCGTTTCCTCCACCATCGTTACCATCAGTAGCGCCTTCTCCTACTGTAGCGGCACCCTCACTCTTTTTTCTTTTAGTTAAACCAGTCTTCTGGAATGCAGGAAGCATGTTGCTATCAAAGTTTGCAAGAGGTGATTCAACTTGTAAGCCAAAACCACCGCGAGTACGGGTGCGACCCTTTGCATCTGTGTACTCTTCTTTTGGATCTGTAAATTTCTTGAATGTTTTAATGGCACGCTTAGCTTCTGCGTCGCCTACATATACCTTACCTGCAGACTCTGCTGCAACCTTCTGCTTTACTCTTGTCCCCTGGTGTTCAGTATCAACACCTGCTTTTGCTTGATGCAAATCAAATTGAATCTGTGCCATGTCTTTGGCACGTGCGACATCACCGATTCCTCCGAATAACTTGGAGATCCATCCTCCTGAGCCACCTGATTGTGGTCTTACGAAATTCTGTCCATTTTGTGGAATTGGCATATCAAGGATCCGTTCCTTTAGG